TGCGGAGTCCCTCGGCGTACTCGGCGCGGATACGGGTCGAGGTCTCGGTATCGTTCTCGACCAAGTCGCGGAGCTTGTCGTGGTCGTACGTCACCCAGACGTCACCGAACTCCGGCGCGAGCCAATGGTTCAACTCGTCCTCAAGCGCGGAGAACATCGGCTCGATGGTATGCTGGACCAATCGCGCACGGGCCTCGGCGTACTGGATGCCGGAGAGCCCCGCGTCGCTCGACGCGGACGCGATGCCAATCATCCGGGGGTCGACGCCGAACGCGGCGCAGATGTCCTCACGCGAGACCCGCCGCAGGTCCGGAAACTCGAGGTCGGAGAGCGTGAACCCGAGCGGCTTGATGTCGCGCACGGCCCCGAAGAACGCGGGCGTCCCGCGCTTCCCACGATCCACCACGCGGGCGCGGTAGCGGTCCTGCATCGCCGCCGCATCCTCGGTCGTGGCCTCGTCGCTCATCAGCACCGCGAACGTCGGCGTCCCGTCGTTGGTCACGACCTGCCGGACGTACTGCGTCGCCTCGTTGTCCGCGAGCAGGGAGCCGATGGCCGTCGCGCCACGGGGATAGCCAAAGACCTCGGCCTCGAACGGACGGCCCATATCGAGGTCGCGGAAGTGCAGCATATCCTCGACCGGGACGTTGACGATGATGCCCGCCCAGTTCGCGTAGTCGTAGCGACGCGGGTCGCCCTCGGGGTCGATCCAGACCTGCTGCATCGACTCCGCGTTGACGGCCCGCAGACCGATCGGAGGCCGGTTCTCGCCGGAACGCTCAATCTGGAAGAACGAGTTCCCGTAGCCGAGGTAGTCGACCGCGAACCGCGCCCGGAACTGACGCGCCGTGAAGCGCGGACCGGGATAGTCGAGGAGCTTTTGCAGCGGGTGATCCTCACCGACGCGGGTCTCGTAGTTGCCCTTCTCGGTCAGGACGACGAGCGGGACCGACGCGATGATGTCGGCCACGACGCGGATACAGGCGTGGACGACAGGGTGCTTGTTGAAGCCTTGGTTCCGAACCGTCGCGCCGTCGTAGCGGTACTCGCCGGGGTTCGCGGTGCGGACGAGCGCCATCTGCTGCTGTCCGCCGGGGAAGTTAGGATACGTCGTCGGGATGATGGCGCGGGCTTCATCACGCGACGCATCAATGGCACGGGCCTCGTCGCCCGAGAGGACGCGGAGCGCATCGCTCACGCGCCGGAGGAACGGCTTGCGCTCGGTCGGTTCAGTCAAACGTGCGCCCCATAAGTGAAGGGGTGGGACTCGCCACCATCAAGGGTACGCGATAGCAAGCAACCGCGCAAGGGCACGTTGCAAGACGTCAAACCACGAACACGCTCGGCCCCTTCTTGATGAGCGGGGCAAGGGCGTACCGCACCGCGTCCCAGATGTGGTCGTTCCCGCTTACCAGATGCGGCAGGACTTCCTCGGTGCGCGGGTCGGTCTTGTAACGCCAGAGCCGCGCCTCCTCGATCGCCCGCTTGCATCGCGGGTGAATCACGATGTCGGTGTAGCTGCGGAGGTGCTGAATGCCATCCTGCACGGACCCCGACCACTTGGGCGCGGCCTCGGTGCGGAACCCGCGAGCCTTGAGCGCGGCGATGGTCTCGGGCCGAGCAGCGTCGGACCGGATGACGTACTTCCGGGCGTCCGGCACCTCGTCGAACGCTCGCGCCGTAGCGTCCGTGTCAAGCTGCACCCCGCCCGCCTCGTGCTCGAGGTAGAGCCGGGAATCGTGTATCCAGCAACGGACGAGGGTCGTCGGGTCGTGCGCGAAGCCCCAGTCGGCCCCGTAGTACGGCCCCTGCCAGCCATCGCCGGGGGTGAACTCGGCGACCTTGACCTTGCCCGACAAGACCTGCGCGTCCGACCGCGCCCACGGCTTCCCGCCCCAGACGTGCGCGTGGGCCTCGGGATCGGCGCGGAGCAGGGCGTCGGCCTCCTCCTTCAGCACCTTCGGGAACCACGGGTTGTCGCGGTAGTTGACGAGCCGGACCACCGACCGCTCCGGCGGTGTCTTGACGAACCGCTGATAGGTCGGGTCGGACTCCATCGCCGGGTTGAACGTCACCCAGATCTCGGACTCCGGCTTCCGGATGGTCGGGACGAGGGTGCGCCACGAGTGATCCGAGACGGCCTCGGCCTCCTCGACCCAACAGAGGTCGATGCCCTCGGTCGACTTGATCTGCGCGATGTCGCGCTTCAAGCCCTTGAAGAGAAACTCGGTCCCGTTGGCCCCGAGGATGGCCGACTCCTGCACCGTGTAGAACCCGGCGAGCCCGAGCATCTCGACTTGGTCGGCCAAGACGCGATGCACCGAGTCCCGGATGCTCGCTTGATACTCGCGGGCGCAGAGAATACGCATCGGGCGCGAGAGCCCGTGGATGAGCAGGGCGCGGGCGAACTGCCACGACTTCGCGGAGCCTCGGCCCCCGTAGGCCACCCGGTAGCGCAGGTCGCCGAGCGTGGGCGTGAAGAGGAACGCGAACGCTTGCGGGGTCTGGAGCGTGAGCGACGTCACCCGAAGAGGTCCGGCTCGGAACGCTGCGACTCCCAGTAGGCGATGCGTCGTCGGGCGATCTCGACGTACTCGGGCTCGAGCTCGGCCCCGAGGTAGCGGAAGCCCTCAAGGACCGCCGCGCACCCGGTGGAGCCGGAGCCGTTGAACGGGTCGAGGATGAGTCCCCCGGGGGGCGTGACAAGGCGACAGAGCCAGCGCATCAGCGCGATGGGCTTGAGCGTTGGGTGCGCGTTCGGCATCCCCTCCAGCCCCGCTTCCCGTTCGCGGCGCGAGACTTTGGCGGTGTAGAAGAACCGCGAGGGGCCACCGGAATCTGGCTCACGCTGATAATCGCTTGCGCCATTTGTTGATTTACTGAATCCGTAAGCATTAGTTGACTTCCACTCGGTCGGACGCCTTTTTCCGCCCCCACTTGTTAGCGTTCCCACTTGCTCGTCCAGCAGTCCCGCCGCGTCCTCGTCGAGTAGGACGTTGGCGGGCCAGCGGCCTGCGGGGACGGGGCCAGTTGGTTGAGTCTCGGCGTCCGAGGAAAGTGTTGAGCCGGGGCGAGACATCTCGCGGGCCGAGTAGTTGCGAGACGCTGGCCACGTTTCCACCGTGGTCCCAATTCGGCACCCATCCACGTTGATCGCCCCCGTCCCGTACTGCGTGACGTTCGCGGCGACCGTTCCCGTCAACGGCTTGCGGGCGAGGATGATGGGTTCCCACGCGGGCTTGAGCGCCGTCCCCCATCCGTGCCAACGCTTGGCGGCGTCCGTGGCGGGCGCTGTGATGTCAACTACAACAGCTTTCCCTGCGCCTATCGTGTAGCGAGTGCCTTCGTCTGGATTTGCGATTCCTGCGATCTTCCGCCCCACCACCTCGCGTTCGGCGGCTTCAATGCTGTCAAACGGTAGCCCGAACGTATCGCGAATGAGGTTGAACTGTTCCGGCGTCGGCAAGTTGAAGCCAAGTTCCCAGTTCGCCACGCATCCCGTCAGGTTGCCTGTCTTGCTTGGAAACAGCGCGGCGACTTGCTTCTGCGTAATGCCTTGCGACTCGCGCCACGCTCGAAACCACGGGCCAAACCACGCGGGCGGTGTGCCGCCGTGCTTGTCGATTTGCTTTGACACGTCCAGCGATTTCGGGAATCCCGAGCCGTAGAGCCACGAGAGGCAGTCGCGCACTTCCCATCCCGCGTCCTCAATCGCCACCGCAAGGCGGTGATACGTCCGCGTCCCGCCGAACGCAACGAGGTGAGCGCCGGGCTTGGCGACCCGTAGTGCCTCGGTCCAGAACTCGACGCCGGGGACGCCGTGGTCCCACTCCTTGCCCATAAACGAGAGGCCGTAGGGCGGGTCGCTCACGATGGCGTCGACGCTCTCTGGCGGGAGACTCCGCATCACGTCGCGGCAGTCCCCGTGTCGGACTTCCCAGTTAGACATCCTACTCCTCGATGGAGGGGGCGATGAGCTCGACGCGGATCGCGGACGGGGCGATGGGCTTGTCACCCGAGGTCACGTCGATGGGGATGAGCTTGGAGTGGATGCGGTAGAACTCGCGCAGGTTCTCGGGCGTGGACTCGGCCCAGTCCCGCAGCCGTTCCGCGCCCCCGAGCTCGTCAAACGCAAAGGCGTAGGCTTCCTTCGCGGTCCGCGTGATGCGGTTCGGGGTGCCTTTCTTGCGCCCTGACTTCAGCGGCTTCGGTGTGCCTTTCTTAAATGGCATATGCTGTCCAATGCTAGTACAGCGTAAGGTCAAGCGTCAAGCGAGGGGAGACGGGGTGCGAGGTCGGGTCAACGGGCGTGGTATGCTCGGAGGAGGTTCGCCCTCTCCGACCTTACGAGCGCAGTGGCGACCGGCAATGTCAGACCGGGACGGTTGCGCCCCACCCGCGTCTCGTGACTCACTCCTCGGGGTCGCCGAGGGTTTCAGGCGGTTTGGGAGGATCGGGGAAGGTCGCTTGCCAGTTGGCCTCGAGCACCTCGGGCGGGACGGCGAGCGGTCGTGGGGTGTCACCTTTGCCGGTCACGGCGACCTCGGGGAATGAGGGAGAGGGCGAGGAGGAGCGGGAGGGTGGCGGAGAGGAGCGCGATGGTGGCGAGGGTGTCAAGCACGTCGCGCCAGCCGGGGCGGGCGATACTCGGGCGTCTCGCGTTCCGGGTACGCCCGTTCACCTGTCTGGCTACAGCGGAGGTTGTGGAGCTTGATGGCGGAGTCATCGGTGCGTCCCTCGTGGCAGACGGGGCAATGCTCGATCACGACTTGGTCCGGCGGGTCTCGGCGGCCTTGCGAGCGCGGGCCTCGTTGCGCTCCCGCTGGTGGGCTTCGGCGGCCTCGTAGCCTTTGGCGTAGGCGTCGGACTCGGCGTTCTCGAGGGCGGTCAGCTTGACAAGGGAGGCGACGAGAGCGCCAGCGGCGAAGCCGATGAGCGAGATGAGGACGGGGTGCATTACGGAGACTCCGGCGTGGTGGGTTCGGTGGGAATCCAGCCCCAACGTCGGGCGTGGTGGTGCAGCAGGGAGGTGCGGCGCTTGGCTTTCGCGGCCTCGAGGCGGGCCGGGGAGTAGCGGGATCGGTGGTAGTCGGCGACGAGTTGGATGTCGTCGGGCGACCAGTAGAACATCTGGCGCGACCCATTGATATGAGTCTTGCGGCTTGGCGTCAAGTTGAGGATGCGCGTAATCTCGAGGAAGCGTTGCCGAGAGAGCCCAACCTTTGCGGCGGCGTACCGACTCCAGAGGTAGCCGTCGGGCAGGGCCGGGTAGGTCGGCTCCTTCGCCTTGATGCCTTTGAGGTTCTTGGTGGTGAAGGTGGCGCTGTAGGAGAGCGCGGAGACGATGGTGCCGCGCCCGAGCTTGGCAAGCGCGGTCGGCTTATCGGGCGCGTCCGTCGTGGCGACGATTTCGCCTTGAGCGTTCAGCCGATGCCACTTCACCGCAGCACCCGCGAAGCGATCCACATCACGGCGCATCCGATGGCGAACACGGTCAAGCCGACCATACGGAACTCCGAGTCCGAGAGAGGGTTACGCATTGCGGGCGAGCTTGTTGAGCGAGGCGGAGACGCAATGCCAGAAGGTCCACTTGAACACGTCGCCCTCGGTGACGCGGCGATTCTCGAGGGCGGGCTTAATGCAGAGGTGGCGATGGCCGCGAGATCCCGCTCGGATGCGGGCCGAGGTGAGGCCGTACTTGGCGACGAGTTGCGTGGCGACACGTTCCTGACGGGACATCGGTGATCTCCTGATAGGGGAGGGGTGGTTACGCGGCCTGCGCAGCGCGATCGCGGAAGTCCTGATGGAACGAGGCGACAAACGTGCGAGCCGCGTCCGGATAGCGTTGGACGTTGTAGAGGAACTGGGCCATCATCTCGCGCCCGTGCTCAATCGCCTGCTCCATCGTCATCCCCTCGGCCATCTTCGCGCCGACGTGCTTGACGAAGAAGTCCGCATCCTTCACCGGGACGTTGCACATCGTGGCGAACTGGGCGAGCGACTGGTCGTAGGCGGTCATCTTGGGCTCCGATGGGAGGTCGGCGTCATTGCCGACTTGAGGGAATATAAGGGCCGCTTGGCGTATGTCAAGGACCACTTATCCCCCCTCCCTTTATGCAGTCGGCGCTGCATATGCAGGGGCCTCCCCGAACTGGTCGGCGGGGAGCAGGTAGTGGAACTTGGCGGCGGTCACGCTCTGGACCCGCTCGGCCTTGAGGCTCCCAGACTGAATGCGCTGGTGGACCCGCTGACGGCTCACCCCGAGACGACGGGCGACTTCGGTGACGGTCAGGAGGGCGGGGACGATGGTCGACTCGGTCATTCTGGTAACGCCTCAACGGTGAGAAGGAGAGCCCCATCACGGGGGCGGTCGTGCCGGAACAGGTGGAGCTCGGTGATCTGCTGGTCGTCGGCCCAGAGGAGGCCGTTCAGGGCGTCGAGCGCGACCTTCGCTCGGTTGTCCAAGTCCCCCGCCCGGCGGGATCGGTACCAGACCAGCGTGACGCGGACGGGCTGATCCTTCTGGAATGGGAGCCCTCGGACCCCGGCCCGGAGCGCGATGGCCTGCGCCTCGAACTTGTACGCCTTCGCCTCGGCTGACAAGTAGGGCCGACCCCGAGCGACCCGCCAGTAGCGGTTCGCGCTCGGGGGCTCGGGCAGGGTCAGGCTAATCGCCACCAGCGGCCTCGCGGGTCTGCGCCCACCAGAACTGGGTGCGGTAGGCGGCGTATTCGAGCCGGGCGGCGTTGTAGCCGAGCGCGGCCCATCCCTTCTGGTGCTGAAGGCGGTGGCACTTGGAGCAGAGCGGGACGATCTGCGTGTAGTCCGCCTTCCGTCCGACCCCGCCGGACTTGATATGGGCGTTCTCGCACGGGCCGCCCTTGCAGACGAGGCAGGGCTGCGCGGCGATCCACGCGACCCGCGCCTTCGACCCGTAGACGCGAGCGAAGTCCGACGCCGTGCGCTTCTTGGCCTTCGGCTTCGTCTTGGCGACGAGCGTGGTCTTGCGCTTGAGCGGGGTGCGCTTCACGTCAGCCCTCCATAACGTCTCGCGTTATCACGGGCCAAAAGGACGCGGGCGTAGTGCGCCGGGTAGTGGCGATGCGTGAGCCGTGCGCCCCGGTACTCGCTCCGCGTCTCGAGGACGGGCTCGCGGTCAGGGCTCATCGAGGGTGATTCGGGCAGGTTGAGCACGACAGACCTCGCAGCGTCCGAGAGGGTCGAGCGCATCCGACCCAACATCGTCACCGCAGGTCCGACAGAGGTCCGCTTGAATCGCGTGAAAATCGTCACCGGCAGCGTTCTCCCAGTTGTCGTTGTGATAGGTGTCAGTCATCCGTCGGTCCTGCGTAGCGGTACTGCGCGACCCGCTTGCCGTTCGCGAGCGTCACCATCTGCGCCTCGATGGGGTGGCCCGCCTCCCGCAGATCAGCCACCCGCGCCGCGAGGCGGTTGCAGCCGAAGCGGTCGAGCGCCTCAAGCGAGGTCAGGGTGTTCCCCGCTTGGAGCCACGTGAGGATCGCCGTGTTCTGCGTCCGGCCCTCGCGGGTGCGAGGGTGCGTGGTCGCGGGCTCGAGCTTGGCCTTCTGCTCGGCAATCGCGAAGAGGCCGAAGTCGAGCGCGGCCCGCTTCCGCTGGATATAGAGCTCGGTCTCGTCGGTCACTTGGGCTCCGTGGCGGCGTAGCGGGTCAAGGCGTTGCCCCGGCTGATGCGATCCGTGATGGACTGGATGCGGGTCTCGGTCACGAGCCACTCGGCGCGGCCCGCCTCCATCCCGTCGAGGAAGCCGAGGTAGGTCGGGTGCGTCCGAGCCATCGCGTCGACCTTGCCCTCGGTCGCCTTCTCGCCCGTCACGGCGATGGCGGCCCGGACCTGCAACTCCGCGAGCGCGAGAGCCACCTTGCGGCGATGCTCGGCGGTCCCGAAGGGGCCATACACGGCGTAGAGCGAGGCGGCGTCGGCGAGCTTGCCGCGCAAGTCGAGGAGTTCGTCGAGCGATTCAATACCGATTCTGGCTTCGATGTCACGCATCTCGTGACGCCTCCGATGAGAGGGTGGTGGATTGTTCCCGCATCTTCGCCAACATCTGTCGCTGATAGTACCGCCGCCAACGTGCCGCACACGCTTTCTTGGCGATCTCGGAGCGTTGGGCCGGGGTCAGGCTCCGGTTCCGGCTTGCCGTCCGCACCTCCACAATCTCCCGCCACGGACGTTGCGGTTGGGTCGCTTTCACCTGTGCCCGCCGCTCCCGTGCCCGTCGTGCGGCGTTCTTGTTATACGTCTTCAGGTCGCGCTTCCGATACTTCTCGCAGTACGTCCGATGCTGAAGCACTCGGCACCTCGCGCACCACTTGGCACTCTTGGCCTTCCCATCAATCGGGGCCGGGCATCCGGCGCAAATCCCCGCCTCGCGGCGGGCACAACTAGGGCAGGTGTACGTCACCCGCCCCAGTCGGTCAATCTGCTCCACCAGCACCGCCCGACACTTCTGGCGTTCGCAGCGCATTATGTCTTGTGTCAATCGTTAGGGAGGAAAGCACGAACCCCGTGTTCGCGCTTATAGCTTTCCCCCCTTAGTCAAAAGGGAGATCGTCCGTGAAGTCGGAGTCGCTCGGCGGCGGCACCTTCGAGTAGTCAGGCGGGGCATCCGGGGCCAAGAGCCGCTTGCCGCTCGGCGCGGGGTGCTTGATGGCCGGGGCGGGTTCGGCCTTCGCGGTCTCCGTCACCCCCTGCAAGCCGTGGTCGCGGAGCGCAATCCAGACCGTCGCCGTCGCCGCCTGCACCGCCTCGGCGGTGAGCGTCACCCGATGCGTCGCGCACGAGACCGCGAGGCGAGCCGCCATAGACTCCCACAGGTTCGCGTAGGCGTCCGCGATGCCGCCGACCGACTTGCCAGCCTTCGGGGTGCTTCCCGCATATGCGCCCACGACCTCGGTGGTCGGGGCTGGCATCCGCTTGGTCGGGGCCGCGTTCGGGCTTGCTACGTCGATGTTCCAGTACGGCTTGCCGCTCGGGTTTGCCGCCCGCGAGAACCGCAGGGTCTCGCCCACGCACGTCTCGTGCGTCAGGCCCAGCCGGTCAAGTTGCTTCGTGGCCGTCGCCTCCGGCATCAGCGGCGTCTCCACCGCCTCGCCCGCGACATCCGTCCCGGCGAAGACCATCCGCTCGCCGAACTTCGTCTCGACCGTCCGGCAGGTCGTGATGGTGAACGTGGCCTCATCGCCCGCGTTCTCGAGTTGCACCTTCCGTGCCTTGCTCTGCATTGCCGATCCTTGGGGACGCGTCCCCGGTAAATGTGTCCCGCCGTCGTGCGGGGTCAGTCCCGGACCAGTCGGTCGCGGGCCGCTTGAAAGGCGCGATTGGCCGCGCCGAAGTCGAAGTCTGCGTTCATCGCGGCAAACGCCGCCCGCTGGATGCGCTGCCGCTCGGCGTCCGTCAGGCCGTCCGGCACATCGTCCCACGTCCCCGCCGTGAGGTAGTCAAGGGACCGCCGGAACGCGTCAAGGTTGGCCTGCACCGCGGCGAGCTCGCCGTCCTTGATGGCGCAGTAGGTGGCGTAGCTGATGGGGTCGGTCACTTGACCGCCGCCATCTGGTCGTTCGCCATCGCCTCGTCCCAGATATTCTCGGCGAACGTCCACGTCCGCTTGCCATTGGGTAGCGTCTTGGCCTCGGCGACCGAGCCATCCTCAAACACGGCGAGGAACCCGAACCGCGGATCATACACAACCTGCACCAGCGCGTTGCGGTCCTGCATTGTGACCTCCGATGAGAGGGTGAGCCAACGCCTACAGGATAGGGGACGGCTTGCCGCTTGTCAAGTGCGAGATAGGGCACGTTCGACGTGTTCGCATATTTCGCGGGATAACTCGAACGGAACCCTCGACCGTTCCACGGCATCAACGCGGCCTTGAGTGCCCGTCTTGCTCCCTCGCGGTGCCGCTTGGTGACAGCTCATCTTGGCGCGACACGTTGGACGTGGAATCCACGAATCTGGCATCACGCCCCAGAGGTCCGTCGGTTTCTGTCTTTCGTCACCATATCGGCAATACGTCACCGTCCGGCGCTCGTAATATCCCATCATCAACAACTTCCGTAGCATCCCCCTCGGATTCTCCAACAACCAGAACGCGGGACGCAGGGCGTGAATCAGGTCGAGCGTCGCCCGGACAACCCGTTGCGCCTCAATTGCCTTCGGATGCTTCGGCTTCGGATCAGAGCCACCCTCGGACCAGTATCGGCCAATCGCCGCGACCGAGAACGCCTGACACGGTGGCGAAGCCCAGATAAAATCAGGCCGACCACCACATACCGCGATGACCTGCTCCACGGTCAGCGTCGTGACATCCTGATGCAACTCGGCCTGATGCTGCCGGTCAAGCTCGACCCGGATGACGTTGTGGTTCTGCTCGAACGCAGCCGTGGAACTGCCGGTGCCGGCAAATAAGTCGAGAACAATCATCAGACCATATCGGTCACGCGGTACGTCATCACCGGGCGAATCTTCCAGCCATCGAACGCGGCGTGAACCGGGCTGACCATCACGCGATCGCCCTGCACCTCAAGCACGACATACCGCGCCACCGCGTCGTTCGGCTCAAGCACTTCGCGAAACTTGACCACTTGACCGACCTGCATATCAACCTCCGATGGGAGAATGTGCCTGCGTGTATCAAGACTAGGGGGTGCCTATACGCCTGTCAAGTCCTCGTCGTATCCCAGCGACGGGCCTCGGCCATCGGGAGGTAGGCGTTGCGCCGGACGATGGTCTCCGGGCCGACCGAGGTGGCGAGGGTTCGGCTACTCGCGACCGTCCAGCCAATCACGGGCAGACCGGCCTTGTCACCGATGGGCCAGTAGAGCCGCGCCCCATCGGACAACTCGGTCAACAGGAAGGACGGGACGCCCAACGCCTTACTCGTGGCGAGCAGGGTCGTTAGCTTGTCCTCGGTCACCAAGTACGAGCCATAGCTCGCAATCTTGGGCAGGTCGTAGTTGATGCGTGTCTTGGCCTCGACCACCGCGACCAGTACCCCGTCCCGGCTGTACACGGCATCGAGCGTGGCAGGCACATCGGGCGGTGAGTAGTGCGCGGTCGAGTGCGTAAAGGTGCCGAAGTCCCGGATGAGACGGCGACCGCGGTGTTCGTGAGCTTGTCCGATGGTGGTGGTGATGGCGAGCGTCATTCTTGTGAGGCCTTACGTCTTTTGGTCTGCGCTTTTACGCTGTACAAGTCCTTGAGCGGGAGGCGCGGCTCCGGTGCCGGGATGGGCTTTCGGCTCGGGAGCTTCTTGCGCCACGCCTCAATCAGCAGCCGCCGCTCCTTTACCGCCCGATCCGCGACCCGCTTTCGGAATATCGCCCACTTGCCGTGGACCGCCCCGTGACATTCGTCGCAGAGCACCGCCAAATCGGTGTCCAGTTCGTCGAAGAGCCGCACATAGGTCAGGTGGTGGAGGTGCAGCTTGTAGCCGAACCCGCAGACCTCACACCGCTCGTTCCGGGCCGCGAT